CGTTAACGGCTGTATTGCTTGAAGCTGTTGTGCTGTAATTTTTTATTGCCATTTTTTAATTCCCCAATAATCCCATGTTGTTCATCATCATTTGTCCTCTATCTTTAATCTCTACTGAACCTGGATTAGTTGCAGAGCGTAAATAATTACTTGCTCCAGGTATTATGAAATTTGTCATTGCCTTATTTGTTATGGGTGTTGCATAACTTGCAAAAGGAATAGATGCACTTCCTATAGCCATTAAAGGATCAACTCCTTGGCCCATTGCGTAACCAGTTCCTATACCTCCACCTAGTAACAAGCTTTGAGTTCCTAATCTTGATTGTGTTCCTGAGTCGCCTACCTTATCTCCAATAACATTTTTCGCTGTAGATGCTATATCTTGGTAAGGAGCTTTACCTGAAGCATATTTAACAGAACCACCTTTTCCTAATTTACCTGAACTTAAAATATTCGTTGGAGTAATTGTGTCAGTCGTACTTTTACCAACAGATTTCTCGATTGTTTTAAAATAAGGAAAGTATTTTTTTACGTTGTTATAAGCAGTTAACGCACCCGTTTTACTATTCATTGTTAAATTAGACTTAAACAAACCCTCATAAAACTCTTCATATAATTCTTGTGTATATCGATCTAACTGAGGATCATTCATTAATTCTCTAAAAAAACGATCTGTATCTTGAACATAAGATCCTGTTATTTTGTTATCTTTTAAATTAATTATTTCTTTAGAAGCTTTTCTGACAAACTCATTTGCCTGGTTCTTGTTCAGGCCCTTAGAAATAGCAAAGTCTGTCATCTCTTTGGTAAATTGATCTTTATCTAAAACTAGCTTACCAACTGCATCATTATATTTTTTTCTGTAAGCTTCATTCACTTTGTTAAAGATTGTAAACTTGTCAGCATCTTTTAGTTGGTCATCTAACTTAATGCCTACTGACTCTGCAAAATCTTTAAATATTTTAAATTGAAAATCTCTTGAACCACGATCAAAAGCAGAACTAATAAAGTCACCAATAATAGGTAGGCCTGTAGCTCTCTTCTCAAAGTAATCTATTATATTACCTATAAGGGTTCCTCTGTTTGCTTGACCAGGGGTAACTTCAATACCAGCTTCTTGTAATTTTTGTGACTCGGGTGTTCTTCTAGGTAGGATTTTACTTAGGATAGTTCCTAGTGTTCCGGAAATACCAGCGGTCACTCCAGCGTTCTTTGCTCTATCTTCTAGGCCTTCTCCAGTACCAGCTCCATAAGCTCCACCCATACCAGCGTTTCTTATAAAGGTTGATAAAAGATTTTTACCAACAGACAAAGGTGCATAAGGTAAGTTACCAGCCATTTCTGAACCGAAAGCAGTCACCGGGTTATTTTTTCTAAAGTTAGCTAACTGTTCTCTTTCATTCTTTAGAGCATCGGCATAACTAAGATCTTTGTTAAAAGCAGATTTTAAAAAAGCATCAATTTCATCTTGAAGACCAAAAGTTAATCCCTGGCCAACAAAACGATTAACATTTGCTCCAGTGCTATCTGCTTTAAAATTAGGATCTTGTTGAGGTACTTCTACTTTAGTTAGAGGCATTGGGTATATTCTCCTCGCTGAATATAAAGAATTTATTTTGTGATTGATCGTAGAACAAATCACCTACACCTATATCACCATTTTTGTATGCTTTATCTATGGCATCATCGGTTGAATATTGCTTAAACATATTTCCAAGCTTTCTATCTGCAACATTACCTAGTTCTGAATAAACATAAGCTTCTGTTTCGCTCATTTTTAATTCTTTAATCGCATAGTCATAAGACTCTTTATCAAAGTCAGCATTATTATTTTTTGTCATTAAAGATTTTAGTAAAACGCCTTTACGCTGATAGTAATCAGACATCGCAATCATTCCTTTAACAATCAATCTGTTTGACTCGGTGTCTTTACCTAATCCAGCTGTAGCAGATGCAAACAAATTAGCTTCAAAGTCAGATGTAGAACCAGATCCAGCTGGTCTCATTCTTGGTACTAAGAAATTTGCCATTGCTTGAAATGATTGCATATTTGCTACACGAGCTTTTTCATCTTCACTTAATAAACCCAAACTAGCCATTGTGTTAAGAAATGGTAAAAAAGCTTCTTGAATAGCACCAGTCTCAAAATTAGGATCAGATAATTGCATATCTAAAAATTTTAATCTTGGCATCATCTCACGATTATTAACTAAACTCTCATCGATAATTCCTTTTTGTTCTATTAATCTTCCATAATCCATTTCATCTTTTTTATTAGGAAAGTTAAATTCAGTAGATGGAGTTTTTTGTGATAGATAATTTAACGCTTGAGCTTGATATTCTGGTGAACCAACTTTGAGATTTGGATATAAAGTAGCCATATCTTTTTCTAAGGTGGTTCTATTATCTTTACTCAATGCAGATATTCTGTCTGTATAAGCTTTATAGAGATCTAGTTCATACTGCTTTTGTAATTGTGCTTTCTCGTTTGCTAGTTGGATTTGATCTGATTTTGATTTGAGATAGGCCTGGTAGCCAGGTTGTAGTCTTTCAACAAGAGATGTAGGTATTTGTGATGCCCTGGTGTCAATACCAGCAAAGAATGCTTGGCCTTGAGGAGATCCGACAAAGTTCAATAAGTTATTGGTTCTATTAGGTGGTGTGCCTGGTTGATTAACTACCGGTACATTTTGATCTAATAATCCAGCCTCCGTAAAAGCTTGGTTCATGTTTGGTTGATTGTTAGTTGTATCTAAGATACTCGGTCTCATGTTTGGCCTAGAACCAGGTATAGGAGATTGGAAAAAATTAGGTTGGTTAGATTGAGCTACACGAGGTTTACTGAAAGTAATCCCAGGTTGAACATTAGGAGTCATATTCATATTTACATTAGGGTTAATGAGATTAGGGTTTTCTTTGGTGCTTCTGGGTAAGTTATTTAAGATTGCATTAATATCTATTGTTGCCATTAAAAGAACCCTCCAAGAAGTCCTCCAAGGATAGCTCCTGTGCCTGAACCTAGTCCAATAGTAGATCCTAAGTCAGCACCCATTCCAGCACCTTGTAAGATATTAGCACCAGTGTTTCGATAGACGGGTGAAGTCTCTACTGTCGTGGTCGGAACTGATGATCCTAACGCTCCGAGATATTGGCCTAATTTGATATAAGGTTTTTGTTGTTCATAATCAAAACGATCAATCGAGTCTTGAAGTTTTGCAAACTCTAAGTCTTCTCTTGCTTGACCTACATTAGCCAGGGCCTGGATATCAGTATAGTCAGCTTGGCCTAAACCAGGTGCAACATTAACTGCATCCATCATTTTATTTCTTTCGTCTTGATAGTTGTTATAGAAAAATTGATTTCCAGCATCAGCTAATGCGTCTGTTAAAACTTCCTGGTTAGCTCCAGATCCAAATCGACCATATTTAGTAAATTGAGAATTAACTTTGGAAGTAATATCATTAGCCATTTCATTAAAGACAGCTGAAGCATAAGGATTAGAACTAGGTGATAAATAATCACCTGATAGAATTTTGTTTATCTCTGTTTGAGCTGAACCTAATAAAGGATTACCAGCTAACGCTCTTTGTTTTGTTAGCTCTAATGCTGTATCGGTTTCAGGAGAAAAATTAACATAAGTGGCATTAGGATAAAAATTAGGTGTATCGCTTTGATATAATGCCTGGGCATCATCCATTGCGATATCCAGGTAAGGTCTGATGTATTCAGATGGTTCTTGTTCTGTTGTTGTTGTGACGTTTGTTGGGTTTGATCCTTTTGACATAATTATAAATCCTTACTTAGTAAAATTGCTTTCTCCTTAAAATCCTTTAATTTTTTTAACCACCCTTTTCTTCCAGCAACCTCTAATTGCGTACAGTGGTTTTTCTTTGCAAATTTTTCGATAACTTCTTGTATTTCTTCTAGCCAGTTCTCCAGGTTCGTACCTCCAGCTAATACATAGCGAAGAACTTTAGCTTTAGGGTATTCGGCTATTTCTGTAATCACTGCACTTTCAATCCCATTATTCCAACTGATAAATAATTGGAACCGGTTATCTTGCAAACCTTGTTCCACATCTATTATATCATAAGTGCCATCCAGGGCTTTTTGGAGCAGTGGTGCAACCTTAGTCCAAATTAAGAAAACATCTTGTTTGGGAACCTGGGTGCAAACTTTATCCGATGATAACATAAGATAAATCTTGATCCGTATCTGTAGAGCTAGGATGATTTATAGTACAGCTCCCACTCCCTCGGCCTGTTATATACAAACCATTTAATGCTGTTCGAGCATTGGCTGTTTGAGGCATAAAGAGCAGAACAGAATTTAAACCTATTCTAGCGTCTGATAAGGTGGTGGTAGTTGATGAAGCAGTCAGAGTAATTTCTCCGGTACTGTTCAGTTTACCATCCATCACATTGTTAATCGTAATCGCACATTGTCGAGCATGAGCTTTCGTATCAGGATTGGATAAAGGTACAGTTAAGAACTGATTAGACATTATCTCTTTCCTTCAGATCGAGCTTCGACATCTACTCCAGAAAGAGTAGAAAAGTTTCCAGTCACATTGACTCTAAGTCGGTGATACCTGGATGTAGCTCTGAGTGGACAATCTCCACTATCTCGTACTGTAACAGCTGTGCCTTCGGTCACTGAGTTCATTTGCGATGATCGAGTTATGGGGGTTATTGTAACAGTGGTGTTTTCTCCATTAGCATCGACTATCGGTCTTGCATTAATTAATGTAGATCTTTTGTTTTCAACTCCTTCAAACTCTGTGGTATCCACAGAAGCTGAAAGAGAGCTTCCTAAGAATTTACCAAATTTTTTATCAGCACTAAAACCAGCAAGGCCAACCACACCTTCATCATAGAAGAAAGAGTCCAAGGATCGTGGTAAACCATCAAGGTTACCTAAAGTATCTAAAGACTCCAGGGTATTAAATGCTTCCTGAGATGCTGTATTAATAAAATATAAATCTAGTCCAGAGCCAGTGGCCCATCGACCAACAGAATAATTATAAATTAATAATTTATTATTTACTCCAGCTGATCCTGTGGAGCCTGATCCACGATATGACCAAACAACAATCGAGTTGTTAGGATCTATCGCACTAAAAATACTTTCTGGTTTTGCAACAAAATCATTAAAAAAGGTATTATTAATTTTACCTGAACCAATCGGAACTAAATCTTGACCTCCCTGGAGGGCATAAAATCCATCTTGTGATAAAAAGTAAATTGTATTACCAAAAGTAGAAATAGATCTTGGAGCAAAGCAACCAATATTTCCTATTTTATTAAAAGTAAAAATTAATGGAGTTCCTACATACTCCATACGGAATATTGCTTTTTCAAAAAAAATAATTCCAAATGACTCGGAGCCAACTATACCCATGAGTCTTCCGTGTTCACCAGGTATATCTTGATAACCTGATTGTGTTGCCTGGCTCGGTGTCCAGGTAGAACTATCATTCAGTCCTGACCATTTTACTCGTTGAGGATATTCTGTACTTGACTCTTCAGTGTATCCAGCAACAACAAAGTCACGAACTACAGTTAAGTATTTTGCTTTTAAAGAAACAAGATCGCTAAAGGCTGTATCTGTTCCTTCTTGAAATTTTTGTATGTTATCAGCGTAGTTAGTTCCAATAACATTGTCTCCAAACTTAGTAAAAGTCCAAAAGTCTCTTGATCCTTCTGTCGTGGAGTTATTGTAACCACCAGACTTAGAGACATCCTGGAAGTCACCATTGTTATCCATTTGATAAAGCTTTGTTTCATCACCAGCATAGTTAGTGATACCCGTAGCTCCTATCGATGTAAATAAACCTACAGGAATTGAATTAAGAGCAGTGTCACTTAATTCCACAAATCCTGGAAAACTTTTATATCCCTCTTTTAAAGGAATAACATTATCAGCTTTTAAGGCTCCCGTATTTTGGTAAGTCGGAAGATCTGATTGTAAATCTCCAAATTTTATCATTAGACCACCACATCAGCTGACATTTGTAAATTCTGAGATGCACTTCTTCCATTCTCGGAACTAGAGTTAGCAATTCGTAAAGCTTCTTTGTATAACTTGGCCCATACATCAAGTCGCTCATCTTGCATTAAGAACGGAGCTGACTCAGCTAATGATCCATATAAATATAAATCAGGATAATTAGTTAAAATGGTATTGGTTAAATTACTATCTGATAACGCAGTGAGTTTTTTAAAGAAGGCAATCTCTAAAGTTTTTGCTGAGTCTGGAGTAACACCCAGGTTAATTTCTGTACCAATAATGGTAAAGAATGACGGCCTACCTGAACTAACACTAGCATTATAGTCTTTGAAGAAATCAAAAGGAGCTTTGTATTGTAAAACAGCATACGGATCAGATTGAAAGATAACATACTTTGCTTGAATAAATCCGGAAGGAAGACTATACGCTTGTGTACCAGCAACTGTTGTTGTGGATGTATCGATGGTTTCCATTTCTCTAACTCGTAACTCATTATTCATGCGAGACTCTGCTAATGTAATAAAATCTGGAATGTACGATGTTAAATCATCTCTATTCAGATAATTAGCGATTGTTGTTTTTAAGTTAGTGAAATTGGTGATAGCCATTACAGTTTACCTTGGTAAATTCTAAAGTTTTTATTGTCAGGGTCGTTTAACCATCTCTTCATGCGTTCTTTGTCTTTAATAGCTCCATTAGGATACATAATTCCTTTTTGAGCTAGTTGCTGAACAATGATTAAAGGGATAGTTGCCACTTTATACATTTTGGCATCTTGAAACCCTTTTAGTTTATAAGCTTTGTCGTTAGCATCTTTTTTATTATTACTGATGACTTCAGAAATATCTTGAGAGTCTTCAATGTGAATTTTTTTCTCTCCCTCGTCTAAATGAATTTTAGACTTAATAACCTCTGACCCAGTATCAATGCTTAATTTTTTTGTCATTAGCCTTTGATTGCTTTTGCGATTTCCTTATCGATTGTATCCATGACAGCTAGTCCTTGATTAGCAATTCTCTTCTTGCCCATTTGGAAAAATCTGTCACCACCTTTGGCCATAGAAACTTCTTTTCCATCGCCTTTGGTCATAGTCAAATTGCTTTTACCTTTATGACTACCTCTTTTGTAAATAGATTTTTTAAACATTGTTGCTCCTATATGAAAATGAATGAGGGGGTATAAAACCCCCTCGATAGATAAATAATTATGCAGTCAGATTAAATACGCCGTAGTTGGCATTAGGTGAGTGGGCCACCAATGTCCATTCGCAAAGCAAAAGTCTCTTCTCGTTATCACCAGAAGAAGCTAATTCTTTGGTCTGGAAAGGTCTTAGTGTTCCCATCGCCCAGGTGTCCATCTGTAAGATGTCTACTCTGTTTGCGTTCTGTAGTCTGTTTGGTACGAATGATAATTCGCCAAAGTCTGACACATAGATATCGACAGCACCAATAACTGACATGGATGAAGCATCTCTATAAGCTGTGCTTACGCCTGTGAAAGCAGAAGCTAATTGCTTATGTGATGGAGTCATCATTACTACCTCTGGGTTACCACCTAATTGATAGGCTTTGAGTACACCAGCTTTAAGTAGAGCTTCAGTATAAGTTCTGTTAGTACCACCAGCGATTGCTGTTGCACCAGTACCAGCTGGGTTCGCAGATGGTGTACCACCTACTGAGAAGTTACCAGCAGAAGTTGAAGTACCAGGGATGTTACCACCATACCAGGTTCCTAAAGATGCACTCTCACGAGCAGTTCCTGAAGAACCAGATGCTTTTGCATTTTCAATTCCAACCATAGCTCTTTCAATATCTTTTTTAAGCTCTTTACCAGCTTTAGATAATTGATAAGCAAGTTCAGAACCTTTACCAGCCTGATCGACTGTTTCAATGGTTCCTGATACTGCTACAGCTTTTGCTGAGATTTGTGTTCTGTTGTTAAGTTTTACAGTTGCTGATCTTGAACCAGCTGTGTAGTCGTCACCTTCGACTTGTGCGTTTGCACCAGCGTCTGCGAGAGCGTCTACTGACCACTCATGTAATGTTTGTGGTACATTGATCTTACCAATTCCTGACATAAAAGGGGTGTCGGCTGGAGCGATGTTGTAAATAATATCCTCAAACGACTCTTTTATAGAATTGGAATCAAATGATTCAAATGTGTTTGTTGGAACGGCCATTTGATATTTTCCTTTCTATTATATTGCTTTGTGTTTAATCATCTCTTCAAAGACAGATTTTGCATCGTTGATGTTTCCTGTCTTCTTGAGCTTGTCCATTTGAGATTTAAACCTACGATTACCTTCAGGTTGTGCGTCAACAGTTTTATTTGTGGTGCTAATAATTTTAGGTTTCTTAGAAACTTTCTTGGATTGTAAGTTTGCTTTTTTTAGTTTGTCATAGCGATACGCATTGTAGAGCATTAGCACTGCTCGATGATCGACCAGCATTGAAATCTCTTCTGGGCTGTATCCCTGTTCTTTAGCGTAATTCACAAGATCTTTTCTAAGGTTTTGACCTTTTTCTTTATCAGCATACAAAGGAAGTTTTTCAGATAAGATCTGTCTTTCTTTTTCCAAATACTGGTTATATGTCTTTTCTTGCTCTTGCTGTTTTTCAGCCTGGATACGTTGTTGTTCTTGATGAGCAACTTGTAGAGCTTCTCTACGTTTATCCTGTTCAGCTTTTAATCGGACATATTCAGCTGGGTTTTCTTGATAGAGTCTATCGAGATCTACCTGGTTATCTGCCTGTTGTAAATGTTGAGTTAATACCTGGAGTTGTTGTTGGTAATAATCTCTTTGTTGCTTAGCCACATCGTACTCTTTGGACAAACTAGCTTTTAGTGAGTCAATTTCTTTTCTCTCTTCAGCTAATTTTTGTGTCTTCTGAGTATAATCCTTCTGTCGAAGTCGTTCCTTTTTGATTTCTTCTAAGGTTAGTTTTTCGCCATCTAAGTCGATTAACTCCTCGTTACTTTCACTAGGTTCTTCTTCGTCTAGTAGGTTGATAAGCTCTGCATCTTCTCCGAGGTCTTCGTTATTCTTTGTAGAGTCGTTTTCCTCTGGGTTGGACACTTCACTCTCGACTTCATGAGTCCTTGTGGCTTTAGGTTCACTTGATTTTTCTTGTAAACCTAAAAGGGTTTTCATGTCATCGACTGCATCATGTTCGCTTTTGTATATTTTCTGTTCAACTGGTTTCTGTTCTACAGAATTATCAGTTGCAGAGTCCATTGCTGGTTGTTCTGCCATTGTCTCTCCTTAATTTATTGAGATTGTTTTTCTTGGGTTGCTAACTTGCCAGTCTCTAAGACAGACTGGAGTTGCATCAAAACAACTTCTAACATTCTTCTCATGCGAAAAATGTTTTCCCTTTGTTCTGAACTGGTTTCATCTGAGTTTAACCATTGGTTCATTAACTCAGTACGAATTTTGTTGACAGACTCGATAAAAATCTCGTCTTCTAAAATTTGTTTAGCTCTATGGCCTCGTTGAATTTCTTTTTCTTTATCTACCACCTATAAATCCTTTTCCTTTAAATTCTGTATTGTATGTTTTTGTAGGTGTTGCAAATTTTTGTGTTTTTGCTGTGTACATTTTGTTGGATGCACTATTGGAATTGTTATTGTTATTATTGTTTCCATAAGAAACTATTTGTGTTGCACCATAGTTGGATTGGAATGGATTAACATTTACATTAGCATTATTGTCTTGATAGACTTGGCTACCAATATAATCTGCTTTATCACCTCTCTTTGTAACATCAGCCATCGCTTGGGCTTCTTCAGCAGTTTTACCTAAAACATTTTGAGCAAAATTAAACATATTGTCTTTAGCCATCTGATTTTCAAATGCCTGGTTGTTTTGAACTAAATTTAAATTACCACCTTTAGCAAAAGTAAGAGTTCCATCACTTGCACGATCTAAGACACCAGCATTAACTAATCGATTAGTGTCCAGGTATGTCATCAGTTGGCCCATAGGAGTAAATTTTCTAAAGAGTCCACCGAGACCATCACCATAAGGATCAATAGGCCCTGAACCAAAGTATGCACTGCCTAATCCCATATTCATAAACGCATTTTGCTCTGGGCTATAAACACTGCCTACACCTCGGTAAGGTAACTCAGGTGTTTGATTGTCATCATTATCATTATTGTTTTCAACAATATCGACACATTGACCTAAGACCGGATCATACGTTTGACCAATCGGACACGCATACGGATCTTCGGGGGTGCTTTCTGTGACTGTGGGTTGAAAGACTGAATTAGGATAGGTTGCAGTCGGATCAAGTTCACCAGCGAGTTCTTGTTGGGTTCTTAAATCAAAATAAGGATTACGATACATACCAGCAGAGTTAGTGTTGTATGTCGGTTCATTATTTATTCTACTTTGGATAACATCTTGGTATGTTTTGGTTTTAAAAAAGGGTTGAAACATTATTTACCTCTTAATATATCCTTTGCTAATTTTTCGTTTTCTAATTGTTCTCTATTTTGTTCATTCACAATTTGTGATGCTAATTTTTCTTTTTGATAATTTTCTAAATTCTGATCTCTAATAACTTCTGTTGCCAGGCGTTGTTGATCTAAGTCTAATCTTTCTCTTTTGAGTTGATCGTCTTGTCTCATTTTTGTTGCTTTTAGTTGAGCGTCTGTTTGTTGCTTTTGGGCCTTTAACTGTAACTCAGCTCTTTCTTTAGCTTGTTTCATCATTAGCTCTTGTTGAGCTAGAGCCATGGCTGGATCAGGTTTTTTCGGCATGGGTTGTTTCGGAGGTTGTGTTGCCGGGTTATTAAAGAACTGGTTCGCATCTTTGTATCCAGCATTCTCCAGGTATCGTTCAATCGTATTGTAGATTTTTTGTGTATCTACGAGACCCATACCACCACGAGAAATTAATTTTTCTTGGACATTTAAAATTCTCGTTAAAACATCTAGGCGTTGATCTTGTGATCCTGTACCCAGTCCTACAACAACAGTGGCATTGTATCGATCTACCCATTCTCTAGGATTAATCGGTACAAACTTTCCTCTTAGCTTTATAATTCTTTCGTGATCCTGGTGAGTACAAATCAAAGTTAATAATCCCTGGAATAATTTTTTAACACCATCAGCAAAGTTACGAGCTATCATCTCAATTCGTTGTGTAGAGGCGTTCATCATTAAGTTTGAACTGACAGCTGTGGTATGAGATTTATTGATTTGATCGGCATCTAATCCCATTTGAACTTTTGAGACACCTGATCGTGCTTCTCTGATTTCATCAATCTTGCCTATCATAGCGAGGCCTTCATTAATGAAGTTAGGGGTTGCCAGGGGTTTCACAGCATCCGGTGATTTCACTCTAACAATACCCCCAGGGCGAGACACTAACAGATCATCAATATTCGCCATGGAGTCCTGAACTACTAATCGAGAGTTGTTCTGGAGGTAGGCGTTGTTTAAGATTTGTCTCAGTAAGGTAGTTTTGATTTCCTGGATATCACCAATTAAGTCGTACATGGATAATCCAAAGAAACGATGAGGCATCGGAGTTGCGACAGCCATCGCATAAGGAATTTGTTCAATCTCTTCGTTTTCTAAGAGTTGATAATTATTATAGCCATTACCACCCACTGTTACTTTTCTGAGTTCAGCAATTCCGTCACCATCAAAATCACATTTTAAATAACACTCCGTCACTAAGACTGTTGTCATCGAAGGATCAATATTTTGATAATTAAAATCAGTAGTGTGGTCTTCGTAAGATTTACGAGTTACAGCTTCATCATTATAAACTTCTTCATCACTCGGTGGGAGGTCTTCTACGATCTTACGATCAAAACCCATATCCACTAATTCTGATCTCGTTTTATAAACTCGTTGAGCAATAAAATTACAATCATCTAAAGAAGTAGCATATCGAGAGACCATCATATTTTCGGGTGGTACATTCTCAATGCAAACACGACCAATATCTTTGACTCGTTTGACTTCCACATCATACAAAGTCATTCCCTGGTCATTTTGTTCTTCTTCTAAAGAGATAACTTCAATATCCTCATCCAGGAGTAATTTTTGATATTCTTCTTCAGTGAGCTGAGAGTAACTTTCTTTTTTCTGTTCTTGAGAAGTTTTCCAATAGAATTTAACAAAACCATTTTTAGAGATCAGGGCATCTTTAAACATCGTATGCAATAACTGATAACCATTATTGTCTTTTGAAAAAATATGATTGATATAATCAGTTGCCTGGTCAGCAAATTCGACATCTTCAGGTTGTTGAGCTTCAAATCGAACAATACTTTCACCCTGGGTAAAAATTCTCATCATGGAAGGCATAATGGTTTCAATCGTCTCTAATAAATCTTGAGAGACTACTTGTGATTGACCTTCGACTTCATTTCCTAGAGGTTCTCCTAGGTAAAATTTTAAACCTTGTCTTCGATGTTCCGATAAATCACCACCATAAAATCCTAATGAGTTAGTGATCTCTTGTGAAACCAGAGATAATAATTTGTCTTTGTTTAATTTTGCCATGTTATACGATTGCTAATTGAGGGTAATTAATTTTAGAACTCCAATGTTTACTTTCATTCAACCCTACGCACATATATCGAAATGCGTCTGCACTGTGCGAAGTCCAGTTGTGTTCTGGTCTATTCTTACTTTCTCCTTTTTCATTGGTTGCCCATCGATATTGTCGAAGAGCATCTAAACCTTGTTTTGTTTTTTCATAATCAAACCAGCATCGACCTAATGTCATTCGTACCTGGTTAATTCCGTCTTGAACGGATAATTTGGGAACAATCGAGACTGGCATTCCTAAAGATTGAGCAACCTCAAATCTTGATTTACCCGTACCGAGTTCTCTTACTTTGGCATCATGAGGGAAATAATGCGTATCATAGAGATAACCTTTATCTTGTAAGACTGTAGCGTAATACTCCAGGCTTTCACCGGAGTCTTCGAAGTAATCTATTAAATGGATAGCAGTTCCGACTTGTTGAACAAACCATATGGCTGTTTTGTCTTGCATTCCCAGATCCCAAAAGGTGGAAACTTTATAAGCTGAGTCATAAGGTATTTTAGTAACTCGACCTTCATCATCGCATTTACTCAAGGATGCTGAGTAGATACTTCCAATGGCCTGTGCTTCGAAGGAGCATTCATATTCAGCCTCATACACCTCTGGAGGCATAATTCTCTTGGCTTCTTTAAGCTCTTCATCATCAATAATGCCTGTT